GCCATATTTAGAATCTTCGTTATCAGCTCGTTTACGAGCGTCTTTATAGGAATCATAAAGACCAAAGTTTTCCCTCGTAACGGGATTATAAACTCTGTATGTAGGCATTATTTTTTTGGTCCTTTCTTAGGCGGCCGACCTTTTTGAGTACCGTATGTACCTTTACCTTTAGGCATTACTTTTTCTTTGCAGTTTTTGCTGAACGTCGGAAGTTGGCAGCAGTAGGAGCACCCTTGCTGCCTGGCTTACGCATCTTTTCTCCACTACCAGCAGCGATACGCTTACGCTTAGCGTGGATGTTTGCATACAAACCTTGTTTAGCCATTACCAAATACCAGGAATAATTTGACCAGTCATGGCATACGCACCAAGTGCTGCCATCACACCGAGCATGGCCAGTCGGCCATTGAGACGCTCGGCGCGTTCGTTATGAGGGATAGAGTTTTCGTCGATATACATACGAGGTTCAGTAGGCCAGATTTGAGTATCGTTCATTAACCAATAGAAGGTGAAGTCAGTGCGACAGGAGTGGACTCAGCTGCAGCCAAGTCAAGTGGGAAATTGTGAGCATTACGCTCATGCATGACTTCCATACCGAGACCAGCTCGGTTCAGGATGTCAGCCCAGGTGTTGATGACTCTGCCATCCGCAGCCTGGATAGATTGATTGAAGTTAAAGCCGTTCAGGTTGAACGCCATTGTGCTTACACCAAGTGCAGTGAACCAGATACCCACCACAGGCCAAGCAGCCAAGAAAAAGTGAAGACTACGTGAGTTATTAAAAGATGCATATTGGAAGATCAAACGTCCGAAGTAACCGTGTGCGGCAACAATGTTGTAAGTCTCTTCCTCTTGACCAAACTTGTAGCCATAGTTCTGGCTCATGTCTTCAGTCGTCTCACGCACCAAGGAACTGGTGACAAGAGAACCGTGCATAGCAGAGAACAGAGAACCACCAAAGACACCTGCCACTCCAAGCATATGGAATGGATGCATCAGGATGTTGTGCTCTGCTTGGAAGACAAGCATGTAGTTGAAAGTACCGGAGATACCCAGCGGCATACCGTCAGAGAACGATCCTTGACCAAACGGGTACACCAAGAACACAGCAGTAGCTGCTGCGACAGGTGCGGAGTAGGCGACAAAGATCCAAGGGCGCATGCCTAGTCGATAACTAAGTTCCCATTCGCGTCCCATGTAAGCGAAGACACCAATGAGAAAGTGGAAGACCACAAGTTGGTAAGGTCCTCCGTTGTAGAGCCATTCGTCGAGGCTTGCTGCTTCCCAGATGGAATAGAGATGTAGTCCGATTGCATTGGAGCTGGGTACGACTGCTCCTGAGATGATGTTGTTTCCATAGAGAAGTGAGCCAGCAACCGGTTCACGGATGCCATCAATATCAACTGGTGGTGCTGCAATAAATGCAACAATAAAACAAGTGGTAGCTGCCAGTAGACAAGGAATCATGAGGACACCGAAGTGTCCTACATAAAGCCGGTTCTCAGTGCTGCTAACCCACTCACAATATCGATCCCAAATAGACTTGGGACGTTGTAGTGCGATAGTAGCTGTCATTTAATTAAAGTAAGTTGTCTGGTGATTGTTCAAGTTTTGCCATCACATCGTTGCGATAAGCAGGATCAACGTCATACCGCGGATCATTCATTGCTGCTAGCAACTCGGCTTGGCTTCGGAAACCAACAGTTTCTTGTGCTGTCCTTCCTTGAATAGTCTTACCTTCTTTACCATTAGCCTCTTGGTATTTAGCCATGAGACCACCTAGTGCCAGCTGAATTTGATTCAAATCTCCTGTGTCAATCACAGTGTCATAAGCATCAATCGCTGCGGCAGAAAGATTCTGCTTTGCCCACTCAATCATTACGCTGTATTGGTCAGGTCCACCAGCAGCGTCATAGATCTGCTGGACCTGGGCGTCAGTCATGTCACCATCATCGGCTGACTCCTTCATCGACTTATAAGCCTCAATGAGGTCCTCCTTTGAGAGGCTCTCTAAGGCGTCAGTGTCGCCGGCAAGGTACTTGTCCAGCAAGTCTGTGGTAGAGGGCTGTTGTGGGCTCTCCTCTACGGCTTCTGGAGGGTTATCTTGCCGGTCACCAAGCTTGGTTTGTAGTTCTAAATATGCTTTTTCTAGCTCAGCAGCATCACGGTACTTACCAGCAAGCAAAGATTGCTGTGCCTGCTCCAGCTGTTCACCAATTTGTAGAGACTCAGCTTCATCTGCTGCACGCTGTTCTACTACTTGGGTAGGTTCACTACCATCATATTGAAATTCGTTAGCCATCTGTGGGGTAATTTTTTTTGAGTGGAAAGTCAACCTTTATGTCGTGATCAACCTTTGGTATACGACCAAACATGTCATCAACAATGGTTGGCTGCTGAGGTTTAACCTGCTTCTTCTGGGGTTTCTGGCGCGTCATCACTAAGCATGGGTGGTGCGTTTACGTTCTTTGTTGGATCAGCTTGAGGTGAGTTGGCAAAGGCAGATGCCTGCTTGACCATCTCCATCTGTTCCATCTGTTGTTGTTGTGCCTGAGCTTCCTGCTGACGTTCATCCATACTCTTGACAAGGTTCAGGACATCGATTCCTTGTGCTGCAGCCAGACGCTTAATCGCCTCGTCTGCATTGATGTATTGCATCAACGCATCAGGACCCAGTGTCTGTGCAATGGTTGTGATGAACATGGTCAGACTCTCTCGGTCTTGACCACGACCCAACGCATTGATACCAGCCACAATGGTTGGCTTGACAAGCTTCTTAGGAATGCGTGGCAGCTCACCGGTACGTTGTAAGACCAGGAGCTTGCGGTTCAGGTAAGGCACAAGGAACTCAACTGTCAGCAGGGAGAACAAACCACCCAGTGACTGCTCTAGTTCGAGTTGAGTCAGGCGTACCTCTTCTGCTGTAGTGCGTTCCGACTGCCTCACAGTCAAAACAAGGAACCCTTCGGCAAGCCTGCGCTCAAGGGTCTGCATCAGCGTCTGTGCAGTAGCGAAGTCTGCACTCTTACCTACCTGAATAACGCCAATGTCATCAGGTCTGCCCTGGACAATGGCTCCGTTGCCAGCTTTGGCAAGGGTTTGTGGTTTGGTTGTGGACGACGGAGAGACAGTAAATACAACCTTGGCTGCTACTGCGCTGCCTTCCACCATGGCTTGGGACAAACCTTCCAGCGACTTCAAGTCACCAAAAAACTCTTCGACCCTGCCACGACCGTAGTTCTCTCCATCAATTGCGTTAAACCTCAAGACAATCCAAGGGCTTGCATCGATGGGAGCTTTGCTTTCTGACCCGGCAATGATTTCGTCGTAGCACTCTTGGTACCAGACCCATCGATTGCCATCACGTTTGACGTGCGTATAAATAGCCACTTCATTCTCATCTGCCGTGCCGTCATCGCTGTAGGAAAGTGGCTGCTTATGGCTGGGAGGTAGAAGTGTTTTGTGAATTAATTCTTTCGTTACGATCTCAGTGACGTTGCCGTTTCCATCTCTGTCTACGACATAACGGTTCAATGGGTAATGCTTAACACCATCCTTGCTCATGTACAGCAGTGCGTTACCACCAACAACCAAGTGCTTGATTGCCTGGTGAACACTGACTCGATCACTAGAAGCAGCAATGGAATCCATTACCATGCGCTCCATCTTGGCAAAGCTCAGGTCAAGTTCAGACCTAATCTCTGCTGGAATCTCTGTACCGAGTTTGTCATCACGGACCTGCAGTTTAAAGAAGCTAGTCTGTGGAGGGAGCAATGCAAGCATTAATTTACTTGCAAGAGTCACAACACATTTGCTACCAACTGATTGCCATGGAGTTTTGATACTCTTGTATGACATGCGTGTGTCTTCACGCTGAATGAGATATGGAAGTGTCAGCTCAGAGCACTGAACAGCCATGTCTAGAAACTGATGGCGGTATCCTGCCAGGAGTTCGTATCTAGATCGTGCGTTCATTGTTAGCTAATACGTAATCCTTGATAACCAAGCGCTCCTGCCTGCAAAGGCTGGACGTTGGCAGTACGAGCAATAGCCAGTTCACCACCTTTAGATTTCGTCTGACGGTTCTGACGAATCCCAGTGGTACCTGACTTACTAATTTTTACTGGTGCTTTTACTGGTTTACTTTGTGGTGGTTTTTGTGCCTGTGCTCGCTGCATCTGTTGGCGGTTGCGGTAGTCATTCAACATGTCTTGACCGACACGAATGGCGTTCTGCAAATGAGCAGTAAACCTTCCGCCACCACCTTGTCCAGTAAAAGTAGGCACGCCCATACCCATCTCTCCATAGATGGTGGCTGCCTGATTAAATAAGTTTTGATTTTGTTGAGCTCTGCTCATTGTTAAAGTTCCTCTTCTTGGAGTCTTCGCTGTAGCCATTCAACGACTGAACGTTGACCAGCTTTATACATAATCTGTTCGGTTGAATCAGATGGAGAGATGCTAAGAGGTGGAAACATCTCATCCATTTCTACAATCATTTGCTTGACAGTAAAGCCGAACGTCTCAAGCGTATTGAGGGAGATTGACATTGTTGTGTTCAAAGAAGGCTGGCATCCGAGCTCTCTGTGTGTCAGAAAGGTTGGGGGCTTTGCCCTCATACATCAGACGATCACTAGAATCCAGCCAAAATTTTTTGTCTAAATATTTATCAGCACTCTTGCCTAGTGGTTGCATGACCCAGGCAATAGTCGCCTTACGGAGTTTATCCAAAGACGGCGAAGCTTCCAGCCCAAGCTCTCTACAAACCAGGCTATTTGTTGCGACGTGAACTTGCTCGTCTCTACTGATGTCAGCGCTGACAGTTCGCATTCCCGCGTCACCAGCAAACCGCATGAAGGGTAGTAGGACGAAAAAGATTGAACGCTCAGCAACCATGGCTTTGAGGAGAGTGTGATCAGGATGTTCTGTCCACGCATCACGCAGTGCGAGGGCTTCCCGCTCAGCTTTCGGATCAACGCCCCAAGCAGCGGCGACATAACCCAAAGCCCTGTCGTGCTTAATCTCGTCTTGGACATTGCTCTCCAATATTTCACGTGCGAGAAGTGGAACTTCAGAGGCGAGCGCATCACGGATAAAATCTCCCACAGGTAGTTCCATATGTCGCAAGGCAAGTGCACGGCGCAGAGTCTCCTCCGCACCCTCCTTGCATTTGCCTTTGGTAGTAGCTACAGGAGTCCA